ACCATTTCTATAAATTGCCAGTTTATATGCATCGACCATTTTGTCATACAACGAGTCTCCAATATATCTACTATGAAACGCATCGTGCTGCATAGCTTCAATAAACGCTGCCTTCACAGCATCGTTTTGACTATCATACTCCGGAAACTCTATCATAAACAACCTATGGCACAGATCGACATTTTCTGTTGACATCAAATCAAAAGATTGATTTAGTGATCTGTACTCGTTGACAAGGGGCTCCATGTCACCTTTTTTGGCAGCATCTAGACCCTCTATAAGAGTTGTAAACTGTTCACTTAATTCTTTATATTGATTAATTTGTTCATCAAGTTCTGTCTGAGTTTCAAGAACAAGATTCAAAATTGGTTCAATCTCGGTTCGAGCTTCTGCACTAAGATTACTAAGATCTACTTCCTCCCATGACTCATATGTCTTTGGTTCAGTAGATTGTGGTTGTTCTTCAGAAAGTTCGTTAGATTGGTCTTGGTTGTCCTGAGGCTGCTCCAGCTGGTCGGTCGGCTCCTGCGGGGACACCTCCAAAGACTCCTCCTGGGACGAATCCGGCTGCTGCTCCGACGGGTACTCCAGCTCCGGTTGGGATTGGTGGTTGTCCGCTAAGCTCTCTGGCTCTGTTGACGGCAATTGCGAGGTCGATTGCTCCTGAGTTAACTCCATTGATAAACTCCTTCAGTTGTTCGGGTTGTTGAAGATTGAAAAGACCTGGATCTATAGCGTCAATAATAACTTGCATTGACATCAAGAGTTCAGGTGTAATTTGAGAAGTGGCTTCTGTAAGCAATCCAATTGCTACCATCCTTGATGTTGCAGCTTGAAGGTCATCTGGTGGTATATTAGCCAACATCATTTCACCAGTCGGTGCAGGAGCTGCCTGTGCTGCAGGAACAGGAGCCATTGAAGCGGCTTGCATTGGGGCAGCAGCTACGGCTTCAGCACCACCAACCGCAGTTTGTAAATTGTTTAAGGCACGATCAAGTTCTGCGGTAAGTTCCGCATCACTCATTTGATCAAGCTGTTTCTGTTGTGACGGTTCCATCCTTGATTGCTGACTCATACTCATCAGTAGCCTCCTTCCATCGATTATATTGTTGGGTGTTCCACCCTGTTACTTCTTGTATATCTTCTCTATCGACACGATCGAACCATGCGTTTCGACCATCTTGTGCGATTGTTTTTTCTTGATCTACAGTTTTATCTGTAGCATATTCTTTGTAGTCACGCATTTCTTGAGCTGTGCATTGTACCAAACCTTTGTCTTTTTCCCATGCTTTGATACATTTAGCATCCCTGAAAGACTCCTTTCTGTTTTTTCCTAAAAGATTATCTTCTGCTCTCATAAGATCAAAGAATATTTGCCCACCCAAACCAAAACCTGAAACTTGTCTAGATGCGTCTTCTCCGCAATGACAAGCACGAGTAGATTCTGCAAGTTGAGTTGAACTAACGATTGCTTTGTGAACATGTCCTTTTGAACATTGGTACTTGACAACTGGCATTAAATTTTACCTGACTCCATGGCCTCGATGACACGCTCTGAAATTTTTTGTATAAGCTTTTCTGGCAAGCCCATATCCATGAAAAGTTTTGCTACTGGCATTTTATCTGCATGAACATAACCCTTTTCATCAAGCATTGTGTGTTCCTCTTTGGTCTCAGCCATTTCGCTTTTATCTGAGTCCTTATCATACATCATGTGAGGTTCAAACTCATCATCATCTTTCATTGAATAGCTATCATCTACCATTTTCATAGCATATTCTTCTGGTTTCATTTTCATGTCCATTGGCATCTCTGGTGCATCAAGAAGTATAAGTGCAATACTTTCTTTGTCGCCTTGTCGTGCCTTTTCACACATTGATTTTGGATATTTCATAATTTACTCCTATTGTGGGGGAAATGGTAATTGTTGGCCCATCTGTGCCATTGCAGCTTCGCCTGCTGCAACTTGTTCTTCTTCAATATCATAATCATCTCTTAAAATACTTGGCCTAACACCAAACATATCTACAAGTTCTTTGGTAATTTCTCTCCAGTTTACTTGATCATTAGAAGGCGTAGCAGCCAACTGACCAAGTAAAGCAACCAGTTGTTCTCTTCGAACGATTTTGTCTTCCATAAGAGGACTGAAAGGTAGAACTCGAAACTGTGGTGAGCTTTCCACAATCTCTCTTGCAATGACATCAGGTGCAACATCAATTTGAGTCATTCGAGTAATCATTTCCATATCAATACCAGAAACATCACTGTTCGAAATTGCCCATCGAAGAATGCCCATAGCTTTGTCAAAACCTCTCTTTACAAATTTTGTAAGAACACGAGTACGAACTTGCATACGCCCTTGAACTGAAGCTTGTACCATATTGGCTTCTGCGGCGGTTCGAATGTTTTTGACTTGTCCTCTTTGATAATCAGCCATACCTGCAATATTTTTTATATGTATAGTAGCCTGATCCAAATGACGGTTGAAGTCAAATGTTGTTGGCATGTCAGGTGTCACATAAATCATATCGCCAACCAAAGCTTGACCATCAGTCTCTACTGGTACAGGTTCATATGTTTGACTGTTCATAAACCTAGACGCATCTTCTTCGTTTGGAAACATGGCTTTGTCATAAAACATACGCTTTGGTAACCTTCTCACAATCTCTCTACGAGCAGACACCAACTCATTTATGTCTTGCTGCAAAGGGGCTAACAAAGACACATCAGGAATACCTCGGAGACGCCCAACCCCATCATGAAAAACTAGCTGATCATATGGATTACCATATGGCAACTCAGTAATCATCAAGATCTGACTAGAGCCTGTGTGCACATGGTACAAAAGCTTCTTTCGGAAATCCCAATACTCATGCAGGGTGACATACTCTTTGAGCATTTCACGCTCATACTGTTTATCGTCATATCCACCTGTTGCATAGTCATCAATCAAAGACCTTGGATAAGTATCAGGCTTAATTTGTTTGCCATTTTGCAGAACATAAAATCCGCTTTCAATACGCTGTCTGAGTTGTGAATGATGCAAAATGAACCGCTCAGATGCCCATGAAATATCTGTAAGTCTACGAGCTGATGGATCAAACTGAACTTCCCAAGGCATCTTCATACGCCAAATTACTTGTCCTTTCTCTTGTGACCATGTAATTTTCCGTACAGCACCTATGGAAAAAAGCATTGCATGTAAAGTTGCTTCTCTAGTTGTGTCGTCAAGATTATCTCTATCAGCCATCCAGTTGAGAACAGCTGCAATCCGACGACCAGTAAATATTGTATCCTCAAAACGATCTGGAACTTCATATGTTCGTTGACGAACATCTAGAACCTCACATTGTGGAAGATCAAGAGCTAACGATGAAGTAATCGTATCAAGTATTGGAAAGATTTCATTTTGCTGTGCGTTGTAATTTTCAAGTTCAGACATGGTTGGATAACCATCTCCTTCCCAAAACTTACCACGCCAATAACTTAAGTTTCTAGCATCTTCACGGGCAATGTTTTTTTTGTAGTATTCTTCCGACTGCTTAATTACATTAATGATGTATTTAGAAGTCTTTTGTAACTTTTGTTTTTCAGACATCGGCTGTGCCTGATCTTTGTTATCTTGTTTCATACGTGCTTACCCCATGGTGTGTTGGCACCCTGATTTGCAGATGCATCTATTCTTCGTTGTAACCTGAGCATTGCCTCAGCCGCCAATTGTTTTGGATCCTTTCTTCTTGATCTCCATTGAGAACCTCTTCTCTGCATATACGCCCATGCAGCTCCAGCCCATGCAGAAGCCAAGTCATAGTGTCCACCTTCTTGGTCACGAGATCTAGATCCCCATGTACCTCTGTAAGACATAAGTTGTCTCAGCGAGCGGACGCTATGAATCGTAACACTCTCATCTTCAATGAGTTGCTGCATAAATCCTTCAGCTTCTTTCTTTGTTTTGGTGTTTGAAAACCATCCTGCTATCCGACGCTTGCTTCTACCGTATCTGCTTGCTGGTCGATGATATACACGCCTGTATGCAATGTTTGGATTGTCTACAAGATGAGATAGAACTGATTCTCCTACACCATTGCTTTCAACATATACCATGGCGTCATTGTATTTTCTGCCCCACTCAGCCAGTCGCTGTGCCATTTGGTATGCTGAAATGTGTCCAACATATTCAGCTGCTTGTTCACAAGTATTGAGATTGAGAATAATTACACCAAAATTATCTCTATCTGCCCATGAACCAGCAGGGTCACAAAAAATAACATATTGGTCTTCTGGTTTTGGGTCTTCAAAAACAACCCATGGATCAGTAATGACAGATACACCTGTCCCACCATCTATTTCTTGAAGCATTTGCCGAAGTATGTTTTGATCATAGACAGCATCACCTGTCATAGCCCAACACTCAACATCATTGATTGGATACTCTTGTTTAAACTTCTCCATGTTTCGATTACACTTTGGAAGCCCACTTGTCTGAAGCCAATAGGCTTGAGCTGGTGTTATAAACTTGTACTTGTCCCAATAGTCTGTAACAGACCTATTTGGTATCCAACCAGGAGGTGGTTCAATGCTGTATTCTTTGACCATAGTCCATGGAATAAATACCTTCATCCATTTGCTGTCTGGCCTATCTGAATCCATGCACAACATATGCAACTGATCTCCATGATGCTTTGGAGTGCTTTCTGCAATCATGAAGCCACCATTTTGTGGGATTGCATTGAGCACTGACGCCCATACTTCATCTCCACCATTCTCTTGCCAAGATGAAAGCTCGGTGCCAAGAACAACTTGACAAGTTTCTCCTCGCAATGGTTCGTCGTCTTGTACTGAAGCTACACTTAATTTTGAATCAATGTCTGGAAACTCCAAAGTTCTTTTCATAGCTCCAACCCTACGAGGCTGTATTTGCTTTGGAGTAGACTTGTAAAATCGGTTTGCAATCTCAGCTAATGATTTTGCTGTCGCTTTTTTATGGCCAATGATAGCTGCATGACAACCTGAACGGAAAGCTGCATGTTGATAGGTAATACCAGTAAAGAAAGTTGAAGAGCCCTCCTGACGAGGCTTGATGTGAACAATCCATTTTTCTTGTGTGTATGCATTGATAACTGCCTGCGCCAAAAGCTTTTGGTGGTCCCAAAGATGAAATGGCTGCAACCCTTGACTTTTTGTTCTGATTGTTAGCATCGGAAGAAAATGTTCTGGGTTCCAAAACCGTCCATCGCTGGGCAAAATCATGAGCTTCTACCAATCAACTTTGGAAAAGGACCATGAGGTGTGACACC